CGCGAATATTAGTTCATCCCTACGATGTACAGATTACCGCGACTAGGAGGTTTTCCTCAACGCCATCAAGAAGACCCACGTCCTAGTTGGTACTTAAAACATCTTTGGAGTCTCTCGTCTGGTGATCACTGGCGCAGTCCCGTTACTATTTCTGAAATTAGAAAAGATATCTATAAATTTAAGAATAACTCGGTTGATCTTCGCGGCCTCGATCCCACTCTTGAGAAGACTATCCTATTGGCCAGAGATGCTTTTCGACTTCCAGCGAAAGTAAAGATGCTTCATCTTAATGATGTCTTTACTCGTAATGATCTCAACATCTGGTCGTCGTCCCCAGGTCTCCCTTGGACTACTCACAACTACAAGACAAAACGTGACATTCGTAATGATCCTGAAGCTGTTCAGCGCGTTCGTCTATTTTGGCATATGGTTAAGGCGCAAACTAAGATTATGCATGCCCCAGATTGCTGTGCGTTCGTTCGCAGTCATGTCGTTGAAAGAGGTGAAATCAAGGTTCGAGCTGTATGGGGGTACCCAGCCACAATAACTTTTGGTGAAGCTGTATTTGCTTTGCCCCTCATCGATGAATATCAAGTATTACGATCCAGCCCAATCGCTTATGGATACGAAACAGCCTTAGGCGGCTCAAAGAAGTTGCTAGATGAAGTAAGTCGTTTTACTCACTTTGCTGGCATCGATTTCTCCGCATTCGACAAAACCGTACCTAAGTGGTTAATTGACATTGCGTTTGCTATCCTGGCAGAAAACCTCGATTTTGGAGAATACCAAGGTTTTGGAACTGCTAGATCTCTCGACATGTTCTATATGTATAATTACATTCGAACATATTTTGTAAGAACACCAATTAGACTCTGTTCTGGCGAGAGATATAGAAAGAGCAGTGGCATCGCCAGTGGTAGTTATTTCACCCAACTGGTGGGTTCAATTGTTAACTATATAATAATGAACTATTGCAGCCTAACTTTAACTGGCGCACCCCAACCTTTTATACGAGTTTTGGGAGATGATTCAATTATAGCTAACGATATTGGATTTTGTGTTGAGAAATACGCTGATATCATCAAGTCGAAGTTTGACATGGAGTTAAACTTGAAGAAAACTGTCGTCTCAAGAAATATTGGAGAAATCACTTTCTTGGGTTATCAAATTAATGATGGTTTTCCTTCAAAACCCTTTGATTCATGGATTACTTCACTACTCTTCCCTGAGAAAATGGACACTTCATGGGATGATGTAGCTTCGCGCGCAGTTGGTTTGATATATGCAAATTGTGGAGTCAACGTCGAATTTGACAATGTATGTAGAACTATCATAGCGCAGCGTGACTTTACCCTAAGTCTAACAAAGAACTTCAATAGAATGTTGCGCACTATTGGCATTAAAGATGTCCAGAAACATCCACCATGTGCTGCACTTCTTAGTAAGAAGGTTTTAGACTATGGATAGATGAGCATCC